ACTCGTTGGAGAAGCATCTATTACCACATTACCCGGATTTGCTGAATTTCCTACAATATTCCACGCAGCAATATAAGCCTCACTTTCAGCAAACCCATCTACATATAAACCATCAGCCACACGTAATGTAATCGTATTTTGTGAAATATATCGTTGTTTTATCACAGCCATCGCACCAGAAATAGTGCGGAAAGCATCTGTTGTGGTATTAGCAAACCCAGAGTTATTGTCATTACCATCTGTTCTAACATAGAATGTGGTCTGTGGAGGTGTTTGTGGAATTGGAGGAATTAACGCATTGAAGTTAACACCATTATAGATAAAAGTCATTTCTTGGCTAGAAATAAGATTGCCACCAACCATTGGACTGCCATCTGTCCGCACAGCAGGAACAGCAGCAATACCATTTAGTTGAAGTTGAACTGGACCAGGGTTTGTATTCTTAACTTTAATATTGAATAACATCCCCACTGCATAAGATGCAGGAACTGGGATAGTAGGACATACAATAAGCCCCGGTGTTGTAGAAACATCTGTACCGACATAAACAAGTGATGTATTAGCAGGACCAACACCAGCTTGAACAAAAGCAGCCAGAGTGCCAGCGGTTACCAGATTAGCAAAAATATCCGAAGCACTCCAAGACTGTGCCGTTGTACCCTCTTGGGCACGAACAATCGTACAAGTGTCACCCACACGCGCAGTGACATGTACAATTTCATTTATAGTCTTGGTTGCCTGATCATAGAATGTGGCACAAAAATAGTCACCACCAGTTGGTGATGGAAATTTAACCCCCGTACCGGCCGCAAGTGCAACAGAAGTTGTAGATGGAGCTATGCTCCCTGCGATTGTAGAAGAAGCATTATTACTCCAAAGTATCGCCATGTTATGTCCTAACCGATATGAACGGTGTAGTTAAACTGATAGGGTAGTTCTAACGCACCTATATCCACAGCTTCTTTAAACTCAGCCATCATCGGTAATGGTTTGTACGATACATATGTTGATCTTAATTCATTCAATGCAATAACATTATGATTTGGTGCATTTGTACCAAGAAATGGCCCAAATCCATTACACCCAAATGTATTAATCATTTCACCGCCTGTCACTGTTCGCTTCCCTAAAACAAAGCGAATAGTGATATTGCGGTTGACACCTATAGAGATACTAATCTGTTCGGTATTAGCAATACTCCAATCATCTTGGTCTTCATTAATTTGCCCTAAATCATTAGCGCCCCAATCGCCATACGCATCTTCAGGCCACCAATTGCGTATTCTGCCATCAGGACAAAACAGAAACCGCCATATACGACGCTTTAACCATCTTGTACTAAAATAATTACCGTCACCATGATAAAAGTGCCATGTCAGAATACGGCGATAAAGATCATCATTTGTTAAAACTACATCACCAACCGATACCTGCTCCAACATATTAACCGCAGATACTTCCACAACCGGTGGTGTATCATACGGTCGCCAATTTAGCGCCCATGTATTGAGTGGTCCTATTTGGAGTGGAAGACCCGTGCCAATAGATGGCCGCGCCATTCCATATACACCTTGTCCCACCCAATCAAGCAATGCCTTTTGAACAATAGGACCAGTGTATATCGGTAAATTTAATGCATTGAATGTATCAACATAATCCTGTTGCATTGTATTCTGAGCTTGCACAAAGCCCTGAAGATCATCATCATCAGAATACTCTTGGTATAGGTATGATGGAATAACTGTAGTTAATCCCGTCACACCTGCCGGAGGAAACTCACCTGTGCCACCAAGAGCACTTTGTCCACTACCCGGTTGACCGGGGACTAATGACGGAGGGTATGTAATCTCATATGGTGAAGAAAATATGGCAGTAAACTTGTGACCAGAAGTAACAGCATTGACCCAAACATTTGATTGTGCAGGGACAATAAACGATTCTCCCGGCATTAGTTCTACGTTATCATAATTATTCTGTAAATGAGCATCTGAAATAAGACTAATAAACAACGATTCTGCTATATGAATATTTTGGTCTACTGCATCCAGTGGGTTGATTATCAACCCACCATTCACTCCCATATTGGTATTGGCTACTTGGATGGATATACCACCGGTCAACACAGTCGAAGTTAACCCTGGTGATAAGAATTTATATGTCATCCTTCTATCACCGTCACACGGCCATTTTCAGTATAGAAATAACTGAATGGATCACCAAAAATTACATTTGTTCCAGGAGCAGGAGACGTACCCACACCACCAATAGATACTTGAAATAACAAATTAACGATATACTCTGGTTGTAGCACACCCGCCACAGCTTGAAGAAATACTTGATTCAACACATTGAAATTAATAGGCGATGTGCCTGCTGGCAGTGAATTAATATAATCCACAATAGCTGGAACAGCCGCTTGTGCCATAGCTACAGGTGAAACAAAATTAGGTGAGATTGTTATCCAAGTTACCGTGATATCGACTAACTCTTGCGGTGGATTAACATATGGTATTAAAAATGAATCTGGGTAATCTGTTATGGTGACATATAAGTTGATAGGATTTGGAGCTACTGTCCCACCATATTGATATCGTCCCCATATGGTTGCATCTAATGGAACACTAAATCTTTGTGCATCAAGCACCGTAATAGGAAGAACTTGATTGTTAAGAAACGGCATACCGACTACATCAGCAATAATCTCTAAATCACCAGTTTGTAGATTATGATTATTAGCAGTAGTGATAACAACCGGGTTGGTGTTGGACACCCCCGCGATTTTTATCGTAGCGCCAGATAATCCCGGTGTATAAAAATCAGCTTGCCAGATAGCAGATGCAACTTGATATGAATCACCCCCACCCACGATTATAACAAACTGATCACCTTCTTGTTGTACTGAAATTAGACGCTGTTGGACACCCGGTACATTCCCAACTAGCGTCTTTAGATACCGCGCCATCCCTGTACTAGCCGCAAGCCCAGCCGTGAAGCATCGTTCACGAAATACGCTGATAGGCTCACCAGATGTAGATGGAATACCAGAAACAGGATTAGTAACTGTGAGGTTAATATTTGACGGAACTGAAGAAGCTAACTGAACAACTGTATTAGCCTGAACTGGCCACGCACCAGAATCTGTTGCAAGTGCATACATAGGGAGCGAGTTACCATCTTCACCAATGATACCGCCATGCTGACACACGTATTGATATGTACCATCAGAAACTGTAAATCCCTGTGCTATAACATAACCGGGTGGCCCAGTAAACTGAACATAGACAGAAGTATTAGTGATCGGTTGTGTATCAACTCCATACAAAATACCAAGCTGATTAAGCAGAAATGCATTCGCACCAAACGGTGTTACAGAGTTCACTAGATCGACGAGGAAACTATCACTTTCTACAAGAGCATAAACATCGGTACTAGAGATATCTTCGATAAGAGAACCCGGTAGATTCGCTGTATAGTCTGGGTTTGTGCCAGCAACAAGCGAAATTAACTGCGACCGCAAGTCTGCCGGTGATACCGGTTGCAAGCCTTGAGAAGTCATAACTAATGGGAGTACAGCCATGATACCCTAAATAGGTTGAAAACGAGGATAGCCAGGTCGGGTCTGAACACCAATCCTAGAACCATAATTAGTAAGAACAGAGATATTATAAGAAGGAGCAGGTCTTCCGTCGTCATCTATAGCATCAGGCAATATGGTTAAGATTAATGATGCGAAGAAACCTGCAAACTGTTGTTGAGTACGAGCCATATAATAATTAGGGAATACTTGTGTTACAACAGATTGATGTGCAGGTATGCCGTAATTAGCGAAGAATGGAGATTCACCTAAATTTAATTTGAGTACTTGTGCAAGCGCGGTAAGATAAACAGAATCATTGAAGCCATTAACATCAGTATTAACTTGCCACCAAGTTTTCTTTCCTGTCAGCACGTCTTGCGTTCGGCCATATGTACGCATTATCCGATCCGTGCTAATGAGTTTTTACTTGGCCCTTTTTCAGTCATAATCCTAGCATACTGTCCCTTCTTACCGTCTCCACCAACATAAACCTTTTCACCAACAGGAACATTAAGTGTTATCTTTTTTCCTTTTGAATCTACAGTAATGTTATGATCTGTATCTTTTGATTGCACAGTAGCCAATGCATCTTTATCAAAACTAAAGTTCGTTTTATCGTTATCTTGTTGTTGCTGTTGTGATTGATCTTGCCCAGACTGACTACCCCCAGCATTGGCAGTATCCAACACTGTTGGTGTCAATAAACTCTGAACTGATACACCACGAGCCTTAGCCATTATCCTACGTTGCACGTTCATAGCAGCGGCACGTTGACCTTGTGCATGTTGAATATTACGTGGAATAACTGATTGTTGTTGTCCACTAGTTCCTTGTTGACCTTGTTGACCCTGTTTCTGTTGTTGAGCTTGCTTAACAAAAGCATTAACGATCCACCCAGCAGGACCAGCCATATGGGTCAACTGATCGACAATACGAGAAGGATTAGCTACTTGACTAAGACCATGGAATACCAAAGATGTTAAATTACTACGAGGATAAAAATTCGTATTACCACCAGCATCACCAGTTGCACCACCTTGGTAATAATCACCAGGAGCCGCATGGCCTTTATCACCAACTTGTGTAGGCTCACGTGAATATTGAGAATGACCCTTCGGTATTTTAACGATCGGTGGTGTAAATATTCCATTTGCAGTTTCAAACGCTACCTTGATAAAGTCCTTTGCCACTTCAACTACATGAACAGGCATCGCTTTCGTTTGTTGTTCACGATGATTATTACTCTGGTTTCGCTGCCATTGATTAAGGCGCGCTTGAAAGTGATGTTTATGTGAGTCATATTTACCCATTATGGATCAACCTCAAAGGCACCATTTCGATATACCAGTGTAGATGTTTTAAACACACCAGCCACCATATTTAATCGACGACTGAGAAATCCCATAATATTAACTGGACCAGGATCAGTAGACATTGGAACAGTAAACTTAATCGGGTTGATATGCATACCGCGATAGAGTCCATTGTAGGTAGTCGGGGTAAATCCCTCTAGTGTATAATCAACAATTGTACCAGGAGCTGTAGCCAATGCATCAGGTGGTAATGGAATTGGCCAAGTAGTTGGGTCTACCATCGTAACTTCTAACACAAGTTGAAATGGATTAAATACAACTGAAGCAAGTCGCCTAGCCGGGGGTGTTGTAATGAGTGGAACTGTTGTTATCCAAGCACCATTAGAATCATTAACATTAATATAGAACCGCTGTGCAGATACATTCCATGTAACAATTATCTTATAGTCATTTCCATCTAATGTAGCAGCAAATTCATATGGGTTTATATTAGAAGGAATAAATGGAACTACAGTCGTCATTACGACATCCCAGTAAATGGAAATCCTGATATAGGAGTAGCTGCTGGAAAATTCATAAATGTAGATGTTGGTGCTCCTAGAGATGGGAACGCATTTCCTCCAGATATAGCTCCCATAGTTTGTGGATTAGCTCCTGTTGCTATATTCCCAACAAGTGTACCAACTTGAGTACCAGTTACAGTTCCATCACTAAATACTTTGTTTGTCAATTTCTGCATCAATAAATTCTGAACACCCGCTAATTCAGCAAGTGCCACTAACGGTCTTTCAAAATCAAATCGCCACGCATTTTGCGGTATGGAGTTATTGCCGCGTGAATTATCTGTCAATGATGTTAAGATCATGTTTTGGTATACATAAGATGGAGTTACAACTGTGTACGTCCCACCTTGAACATTGTGAGCATCCAATGTTGCTTTCAAAGCTGTCATTACCGTGTTCTTAATTTCCCATGCATTAGGTTTTCGCATCGGTGTATCCATTATTACCGATACAGTTAGAGGTTCACGTATCGTGGCGTTTGCAGCAACATATTGATTTGCAAATGGATACTTTCCTATAGTCTGGGAAACCAGTGTTCCACCCGGCAACACATTGAATGCACCAAACGCATTATCTAAATCATCTATATCATATGGCAAAAGTAACGCTGATCCTGTCACATGAAATAAACTGAGTAATGGCAACGCACCACCAGGAATCTGACTGGCGGCACCACCAGTCATAATTATAGGGCAAACTTGATAAGATAATTGAACCGGGGTATTTGCTGTAGGCATTAGGATGACATCGCATTTGCTGATGTGTGTATATTCGCTCCAGCAATGTTATCTATCCGTAGCGAAGCCGTTCGTGAACTCTGCCAATTGTTTGAATCTAAAGCACCCCCACCTCTGCGACTTCCACCGCGTACATTAGTCTGATTTTGTGATAACATCGCCATCATGCTGTTACCACCACCAGGATTAGACTTTTGAGCCGCGCTAGCAAAACGGGAACTAGCATCAACACTACTCATTCCACCGCGTATATTCATATTATTTTGAGGGTTAAACGCATCGCCCCTATCACCCGGTGCATTCGTAATAACTCTATCCCAAGGCAAAGATTGGTTAAAGAATTTAGAACCACCGGTTCCCCAAGGCGCAGTAGGAGCCGTAGCAGGAGCAGTAGTTCCTGGTATCCCTGGCATTCCAGGAATTGCAGGCCCCCCAGGCATTCCAGGAAATCCAACTCCTGGTGAGCCGGGTGCTGATGGGACTAACGGTATCCCAGGCATAGGTTTACTAGGAAACATAGGAGCAGAAGGTCCTGGCATAGGAGGCACAGGCATCATAATATTAGGACCTAGTGGTGGAGATGGAACAGGCATCATAGTAGAAGGGCCGAGTGGTGCAGAAGGTGCTTGAGTAGTCCCCGATTCACCTTGACCACCACCTGTGATGGAAGTCACAGCCCTCCAAAACCAACTATGTAAGAGTGCACCTATTTGGGAAACTAAATCACCGACTTTAGTACCTAATTCAACAAACCATCCTTTTAAGGTTTCAAGCGGTTTGTCTAGTGCCTCGAGTGGCTTGTTGATGTGTTCTTCTAACCAAGCTTTATTTCTTTCTAAAAACTCATCTGCCCATTTATTCGCATCTTTATTTGTTGACAAATTAGTCAAGAACGTCATCTTTTCTGCTACCCAAGTCAATCCTTTAGCAAGAGGCACTAATGCTTCCGCCATTCTATTAATGAAATTATCAGAAAAGTTCTTCCACGCTTGACCTAAATCAGTCCAAGCATCCTGGGCCGTCTTTGTCATTTCAGCAGGTTTGTTTTTCATCAAATCCTGCATCTTATTCCACTCTCCACGACCACCTTCACCGGTCACTCGTGCGATAACATCCTCACCAATAATATTTCCTGCACCTCTTGCCAAAGCCTCCTGCATCGGGTTTGCAGATGTCTCTCCTATTTTAACTAAATGCTCCATAAATTTTTCATACATTCTTTCAACTTTATCTTTTGGGTCATAATCTCCTTGAAGAACACCTTGTAATCCTCTCAATTGAGGAATTACACCAGCTTTTCCTAATGCAATATTTGTTAGAGCAGTTCTTGAATTAGGATCTACAACACCACCAGCACGAATCGCAGCCTGATTAGCTCCCTGATCGCCTCCTAATAGTGATTGCTGTCGACGTTGCTGAACAACAGCTTCTGTTAACTTATTGATTCCATGCATCCCAGCACCAGTGCCTAGCATTGCACCGATACCATATATGAGTGTGAACCATCTGCCAAAATGAGTTGTGATTTGATTAATGGTTCCTAAAGCTGTTCTAGTAGCATTCTGCACACCTTGAACAGCGGTCGTTAGTGTTTGAATTTGCTGTGATGTTTGATTAACAACATTTTGAACACCTTGAAATTGAGTCAGCAATTGTGTCATCGTATTCGACAAAGCTGTCACATTCTGCTGAAATGCAGCAAACTGTGAAGTATTAACTTGAACTGTTAGTATGGGTTGTCGGGCCATGTGCTATAAAGGAAGATTAGGGACCGGGTTTTGTTTCAGTTGTTCAGCTACAAGTTCTGGTGTTAAAGAAATCAAACCACCAACTGGATTACCTTCAATAATCGTACACCAGCTATTGCCATCAGGATTACGAAAATCACCAATATGACGAACATGCTGTACCCGAATTGTTGTTGGTATCGTAATATTGCTTATTTGAGCACTGGTTGCGAAAGGTAAATTACCTTCTGGTCCAACATTATATATCGTTGCCGGTAGTGTGACATCTGTATTAATGTCTATATCATTCCGCATTACGACT